GGAGGGGTAGGTATCTACGCTTGTAGTGGGTGCCAGGGTGTAGGTCTTGTGTGGTCTAATCATCCACCGACTACGGTAACTGTGCAGATGGCACAATCGGAGGACTTTCAAGACTCGCCTTCACAAATCAGAAAGAAACTAGAGGGGGCCTAATTGGCTAAATTCAGCGACACGAAACTAGAGCTACAAGACACCATCCGGGTAGAGTATGGTGACGGCATTTTTGTTGTCATTCGTCCTATGCCTAACCCTGACTTTGACGCCTTCATTGCAAAAGAGCAAAGGTCAGGTAGAAAGGGCTTCCGACAGGTGAAGGCGTCTGAGCTTGATGACAGCGACGTTATCAAGAAGGCTATCGCCTATACGGTGCTTGTAGACATTCAAGGGGCAGAAGATCTAGATCAGTATACCCCCAAGTTTGGGTATGCTACCTTCCGAGATCCAAAGTCTTACCATTTCTACAATTGGGTTAGAGGGCAGGCCGCAGAGATCGGTAACTTTCTCAGGGAAGACGAGGCAGATGCTACAAAAAACTCCTCAGGCGTCTCCGGTGGGAACTAAAGAAGGATGATCGAAAGGTACCTAAGGCCCGTATTCAGAAGCTAGCAGAGAAGAGAGCTAGGCGTGGGTTGGGTACTCCAATGTGGGATAACATCCCGCAGCTTTTTGATGACCTTCGGTTAGCTTGGGACGCTTGGCAGGAGTTAGGACTAGGTAGACAGTGTAGACCCAGCGGGTATCCGCTGACTATCGCAGGGGCAGAGATCGAAGCTTGGCTAAACCTCAATCAGATCAACGCTGATTGGTGGAGGCTTGAGCTTTACCGTACTATTCGCACTATTGATGTTGCTTGGCTACAGATACGAGAAGAGGTAGGAGAAAATGGCAGCAACTCTAGTAGCAGCGATCGCAGCGAAGACGGAGCAACATCGAAAGTTCGTCAAAGACACCGACAAAATGTCGGCAAGCGCTAAGCGTTTAGACACTCAGGTAGGTAAGACTGAAAAGAGAGTAGGGAAACTAGGTAAGGCATTCGGATCTACAAGGAAACTTCTAGGGGGTCTCCTTGCTGGCTTCACAGCCTTTACGGCTATTCGATCTTCTATATCTATCATAGGGCAGTTTGAGCAATCGCTAACCCTTGTAGGTGCGGTCTCAGGGGCCTCAGCAGCCCAGCTAGACGCCCTTGAGGCGTCGGCACGTCAGCTAGGGGCAACGACTCGCTTTACAGCGTCCGAAGCCGCTGACGGGCTCCTATTCCTCGCTAGAGCGGGTTTCTCGGTGGAGGACTCTATCGGGGCTCTACCGGCTACCCTCAATCTTGCTCAAGTGGGTATGATCGACCTAGGGCAAGCCGCCGACTTCGCATCCAACATTGTAGCTCAGTTTGGTCTAGCCGCTGTAGAGACTACAAGGGTTGTAGATGCTCTAGTTATTGCTTCTAATCGAGCAAATACAAGCGTAAGCCAGGCAGCCGAAGCTCTCAAGTTTGCGGGTACTGTCCTAGGAGGCTTCGGTATTGTGGTAGAGGAAGCTGCTAACCTTATTGGTGTTCTAGGGGATAGAGGTATCCAAGCTAGCCAGGCAGGTACTAACCTTCGGGCGGTGTTCTTGAAGCTAGCTGCTCCGACTACAGCAGGTGCGGCAGCCTTAGCGAAGTTTGGCCTATCCCTTAAGGATGTTGACTTTAGCTCTAACGATGTAATCGACGTCTTCAAGAGGCTTGAACCTGTTATCAAGGATACCCAAGCGGCTGTAGACATCTTCGGTATTCGGAATATTGCGGCTGCACAGACTATTGCGCTGTCTACAGAGCGTCTTGAGGAGCTTAGGATAGCTCAGAGAGAGAACGTAGGAGAGGCGGAAAGAGTAGCTAAGGCTGTAGATGATACTCTCATTGGATCATTCAAGAGCCTTGTATCTGCTACACAAGATATAGTGCTGAGTTTAGGGGAGGGAGGAGCCCTAGGAGCGTTTAGGTCGTTTACGGATACTCTTACCGATGCTATTCGCATTATGGGAGGTACTGTAGATGCAACAGAGGGAGTAAGCGACTCGGCTATTCGTCTTGCAGCAGCTATTCAGACTGCGGGGGTAGCTGTGCTAGCGTTTGGTGCTAGGCTTGCTATTGTTCAAGTGTTAGCTTTTGTAGCTGCCCTAAAAGCGGCTGTAATTGCAGCAGGTAGCTTGAATGCTGTTCTGTTGGCTAATGTCTTTGGGATTGCTCTAGTTGCTTTAGGGGCTCTTACGTTTGGTCTTTTCTCTTACATCAATGAAGTAGAGCGGGCAAACGATGCGCAGCTAGCTTTAGCTACAAGTCTTCTTGAAGCGACGCAAGGTAATGTGCCTAATCTCAAGGCTCTTGAGCGGGCAGCCTTTGACCTAAGGAGGGCTCTAGAGTTTGAGGATGAGGTAGGAGAATTCAGAGCATTAGGTAAGCAAGCTAAGCTACTAGAAAGTACACTGTTCGAACTACAGAGAGTGTCGGCAGAGGGGCTTAGGCCAGATGAGCTGTTCTCCTTCAAAGACATTGCCAAGATTCTCCCTGAAACAGACGCTAGAGGGTTGGCTAAAGCCTTTGGTCTTACGCTCGAAGAGGGTATTGTAAGTGGAGCTAGGCAGATCTCTAGAGATGCTCTCATTACTGCCATCGAGTTCTCAATCGAACAGCTACGGAAAGAGGCAGCCGGTACCGATGCCGAGTTTGATCTACCTGTTAGCCCGAATGTAGTAATCTCCCCTGAGGCTCAAGCCAATGCGGCAGAGCAGCTAGCGCAACTTGCAGCTAATCTACAGTTTGAAAGAGGGCTTATAGGTGCATCGACGGCAGAAGAGGAACGGGCCGTCTTTGCTAGAAACGCATTCAATATAGCGACCGATGCGAAGGTCAAAGGTTCCGCACTTCTTGTAGGGGCTCTTACTACAGAGTTTGAAGCACTACAAAAGCTGCGACTGGAAGAGACAGAGAGACAACGGATAGCGGCAGAGGAACTACAGACTAGGATCCGGTCTGGAGATGCGGCTAAGAATGCTCTAGAGAACATCCGCTTTGAGCAGACGCTTATTGGTTTATCCAATCAAGAGCGGCAGAAGGCTATTCTTCTTCGGAGTCTAGAGGCTCAAGCCGTTGGCCTTACTGCCGATGAGATAACGCTACTTCTTACTCTTTATGAGCAGGAGATCGACAAACTAAACAGGTTGACGGAAGCGGCAGGGGATGGAGCCGATGCACAGAAGCAGTTGATCGGGCAAATTGGAGACTCCCTTAGAGGGGGCCTAGAAGACGCTATCCTAGAGCTAGATAACCTACGGGACATTGGGCTAGCTGTCTTTGAAGACATCCGTAGAGCGGCTGTACGGGCGGCTATCGCGGCTGCCTTTGGTGGGCAAGGTACGCCATTCTCCTTCAACTTTGGAGAAAATAAAGCCTTGGGAGGTGCTTTCACAACAGGCGGAAGAGAGTTGCCGGGCTTACAAAAAGGCGGAGTGATTTCCGAACCGTCTCTAATCAATAGTGCAGCAGGTATTCGTCAGATAGCAGAGAATGAGCCGGAAGGTGTGCTACCTCTCTCCCGTGGAAGAGGTGGAAGGCTAGGAGTTGAAGTCACTAATGCCGATGCAGGGGGACAGACTAAAGCCGCTATGACCTTGATTATGAACATCAACGGTGTAACCGATGCGGATAGCTTCGCTCGAAACGAGAGACAGATTCTCTCTAGAGCACAGCGTACGTTGAATAGGCGGGGGGCGTAATGGGACATCATAACGTATTATTCCCTGTCAACATAAGTGCAGGCTCTAGCTTTGGCCCGGGCTTTGATACGTCGATCATTGAGCTAAAGTCAGCGGCAGAGGAGCGTAGGCCAAGATGGGGAGGTGGAGGTAAGAGGCGCTACAACCTTGGCTATTCTATCCGTAAGCCGAGTCAACTCTACACGGTAGTTGAGTTCTATATTGCTCGTAACGGGGCGGCTAACACTTGGCGCCTGAAAGACTGGCAAGACTACGCTACCTCTCCTACAGGATCGGTCCATTTACCGGGGGACGTAGCGGTAACCAATCTAGACGTTACCATTGCAGCAGGGGACGGGGTTACTACACAGTTTCAGCTATTCAAGACGTACACGAGCGGGGCTCAGACTGTCAACAGAGTTATAGAGCTTCCCGTAGGGACTTCGGTGCTTGTAGCTGTAAACGGAGTCTCACAGACCTTAGGTGCTGACTTCACGGTAGATGACACTACAGGGACTCTTACCTTCCTAGAAAAACAAATACGCTTCATAGCCAAAC